CGTTTTGCGTGATGTCATAAACGATTTTAGTAATTGTTTTGGCAACCCTTTAAATAATTTTCCTACAATGTGGAGTAAAAAATGATTATCAGCGATAACTCAAAAGAATTTAAAATAGCCCCTGCTGGGTTACACATGGCTCGTTTGTATTCAGTCATTGACTTAGGGCATCAAGCTACCGAATGGGCTGGCGAAACCAAGATTATGCACAAGGTTGTATTGACTTGGGAATTGCATGGTAATGACGATCAAGACCAGCCATTAAAAACAGATGACGGTAAACCTTTGATTGTGTCTAAGCGTTATACAGTCAGCCTTGGTGACCAAGCTAGATTGCGTCAAGATCTAGAAGCATGGTCTAACAAAAAAATGACCGCAGAAGATCGCAAAAAGTTTGATTTGCGTAACCTGTTAGACAAATTTTGCATGGTCAACATTACCCATTCAGAAGATGGCAAATACGCCAACATCAGCGGTATCAGCCCTGTACCGTCTGCCTTGCGTAACGCCCAGCCTAACGGTATCAATCCTTGCTTGCATTTTTGGTTAGCTGAGTTTGACCAAGCTAAGTACGACAGTTTGCCAAAGTATTACAAGGAGAAAATTACCGAATCGTCTGAATGGCGTGGTCAAAAAGCTAGGGATGCAGATGCCCCTAAGATTGAAGATGATGTCCTAAATGATGTACCCTTCTGATGATAGTTAAAGAAAAGGTAGAACAAAATGGCCATTGGTACACTAAAGACGGCACTCCAGCCTACACAACCATCGGCAAAACTGGCGAGCGAGCAACAACGCTTCGGGATGCACGCAAAGACGGACTTTTGCCAAGTGTTACGACAATTAACGGACAGTTATCAAAAGCAGGGCTTGATACATGGAAACAGCAACAAGTCCTCTTAGCCGCACTTACCCTGCCTAGAGCAGATGGTGAGGAAGAACAGGAATGGCTAAAGCGTGTCATGCAAGATAGCCGTGCTACTGGTCGGGAAGCGGCAGAACGGGGAACAGCTATCCACGCCATTATTGAGGGTTACTTTGAACAGATGTATTTGCCTGAAAAACCAGCTTACCTTGATGCGATTGATAGTACGCTTAAAAGTGCGTTTGGAAGTCAGCCGTGGCTTGCAGAGAAGTCTTTTGGGCATCATCTAGGGTACGGTGGCAAATGCGACTTAATGGCTAAACCGATCAACGGGCAGGGTACTGGGTTCATTGTTGACTTCAAAACAAAAGACACGGACTTGGATAAAGTTGATGTATATTTTGAACATGAAATGCAGTTAGCGGCCTACCGTGAAGGACTAGGCTTGCCCTCTGCTCGCTGTGCCATCGTATTTGTCAACGGAACGACTAATCAAGTAAAATTGATTGAAATAGAAGAACCCCAGCTTCAAAAGAGTTGGGAGTGCTTTCAACATTTGTTAAGGGTCTATCAGATCAAGAACAATCTTTAATTCCTTCACGGGAACGGGGGAAACGCAAGGAGTACCCCAACTTATTTAAGGTCTGTGCATTTTCAGCCAGTTAAAGGTTTGCAAACCGCCTATTTTTAGGGCGTTAAGCCGCCATAGTAGGATGCAGTAAGTTAGGGTTTTTGCGGCTTTCCACCTAACAGCTAGTAACTGCCAAATACTGCCCGTTGTTTTTTTGCATCTTAGGGTATGTCCCTATTAAATAATACTTGCATTGTTAAGATAGCTTAACTAAACTGGTGTTACTCAATAACGAGTGAGATAGAAAAAAGGAAACAAAATGAAAAAATTAAATTACAAAGCAGTATGTTTTTCATGCAAACAAGGCGAGCAAGACAATATTCCCGCTCAATGGTATGTAACTGGGCACGATGGCAATAAGCCTTTTAAAGGCTATGTTTGTGATGACCATTACGAAATGCTTGCAACAGAAGATATGATTAAATCAGAGCAAAACATTGACTTAGATTCTATTGTTTCTTATCACACAGGTTTTAAAACTTTTGATGCAATGGTTAAAAGTGCAAATTATTGCTACACACCAACACTTAGAACTGATGTAGTACCTGAACTTAAAATTGTTCGCCAAGCATTTAATGACAAAATGGCTGAACTTGGTTTAGAAAACAGAGCTTAATTAACCAGCCCCTACGGGGGCTACTTTTTAAAAAAGTGAGATAGACATGAGCAATAATTATTTATTTTCAATGTATGTTGGTGATACCTACCTAGATGTTTACGGGTATATAGACAAAGACGAACCTAGCGTTGGTCATGTAGGCGGCATAGAAATAGAAGATGTTTGCACCTGCGACACTAAAACAAGCGTATGGGAAATGATCCACGCACTCAATTTTGATAAATTTAACGAACAGGCTCAAATGGCTTGGTCAGAACGGAACGACAAATGAAATATTTACTACTATTTACCCCTTTTGTACTAGCCGCTTGTAGTTCTTTTGACCCACCCAATGTCAGCCTAGAAACTGATAAACAGGCTTTTCACATGAGCCGCCAGCAGGTCATACTAGGTATTACAGAGTGTGAAGAAGCTGGTACACGCCCCGTAGTCATTACGGCAAAGCGTAGGATTAACGGCATTATGAGTGATGTACCCGTAGAAGTTACCTGTAACCCACGCTACAAAATATTTCACTAGGAGATAAACATGAAAGAGTTTATTCAAGGCGGTTTAGTAGCTATTTTGATCTGTGTCATTGTGTTTGGTACTAACTACTTAATGCACGGGTATGTAATATGAAGCCAGTAGCTTATGCCATGTTTAGGGATGGGGAGTATTACGATGCTATTCACCCTGACGAATATGTTAAAACGGCAGGGGAGTACGATACGCCCCTTTATACCTACACCCAGCCAAAAGATTTAACAGATCAAGAAATAGACGGTTTAATCGCGGATGTTGCTGAAAAGCCTACAGATGAAGATTTGTACGATTTTGCCAAAGCAATATTAAAAAAGGCACAGGGTGAGGGTTGAATTGTCAAAACATGAGTTATTCCTATGCGAGTACTTCGGTACTATGCGTAGGAAAAACGCCATGCAATTTAACTTTGACAGGCAAGTCAGTAAGCAAGACCCATACGAAATGGATATAGACGGGTTTAAGGGTGAGTATTTGGTAGCCAAGTATTTAAACTTAATGCCCGACTTTTCCATCAATCAAAAGAAAAACCCTGCCGATCTTAAAACCGCTGGTGGCAAAACTATAGATGTTAAATCTACCCGTAATAAAGAGGGTGATGTGTATGTCACCGAATACCACCGCAAAAATCCTTGTGATTTTTACATTCTGATAGTTTTAGACGATGATGGTGGCGATATTGTGGGCTGGGTGGATAAGGATGAGTTATTTCAGTTTGCCACGCTACAGGGCGGTTCTCACCCTTCCTACAGGTATGACCGCAAACGACTTAATCCTATAAGCCAGTTTTAAGCTATTTGTTTGCCGCTTTTAAGGTCTGTAAGGGTTAACCCACCCGTGTACTGAAAGTGAGCAAGTTCTTTAAATGTACGCCAGCGACCTGCCCACTCTAATCCTGCTTGTTCACCTAGTTTACCGATTTGATCCCATACAGGGTGTAGACCATCCCAATTAGGTTTGCCGTTGACCATAGGTACGACATCAACAGCACAACGCCAGTTATGCCAAGAATCACCAGCTTTAGCATTGGTAACCACCTTTCCTGCCGTAGTCCTACCTTGTTCGTATAACGCCTGTTGGGATTCATTATCGCGATAAGTTGATGTAACTAGCAGGTCAATACCCTCATCCTTGCACAGACTTAAAAAGAGTTCTACACGCTTTTTTGCTGGGGGAATCAAGTCATCAAGGTTTCGGCTGTTTATCATTTTAATGGGGTGGAATTATGAATCATATGGTCTTTAGCTTGACTGCTGGCAGAACTACCAAAATAAAAGGCAATAATACCTGTCCAAGCAGTTCCTAAAGAACCAAGCATTAACATTAAGGCATCAGAAGTTGCAATTTTGCCCGACATTAAACCACCTAAAATACCAAAAAATCCAATAGTTACAAGAATAGACAATACAGGGGGAATAAAAGATTTAGTTTCTTTTTGTAGTTCACGGGCAGAAGCACGATCTTGCACAGCTAATTGTTCAAAATTTAGACCTAATTCTTGTTCTTGACGCTGAAGTTCAATTTCAGCTTGTTTTAAGCTGGCAATTTGTTCAGCGTTTAATTTACCGCTATCAATAACATCTTGAACTTTATCTTCGTCTATTCCAAGTGCCTTAGATACGGCAGTAACGGCAAGACCAGCTAAAGGGCCACCCAAGCAAGTAGCAATTGTAGGTACTAATTTAGCTAACCAATCCATTGTTTATCCCCTATGCTAAACACATTAAACTGCCCCAATAACTGTAACAAAAAGTTAAATAAGCTACCATTTGTACCCCCATGTGGCATACCAAGCAACAACTGCGGCAACTACAACACACCAAAATTGCAAGCGTTTAACCGCCTTTAAATCGTGCTGGTATTCCTCGTTATCTTTCTTGCGTAAATTTTCAATATCCACTTTAATTTTTAAGACTGCTTCCCATTCTTTTGCACCGTGCTTCTTTACAAAATCAATCTTAAGTTTTGCTTCTTCGTCACTAATTTGCTTATTGTGTTGCCATTGTTTTAAAGCCTTGATTAATGCTTGCTCTTTCTTAAACTCTGCTTCTCGTCTTGCTCTGATTCGTTCGTTGGCTTGGTGCTGTGCGACATCCAATCCATCGTGCTGTATGTTTTCAATAGACTCAGATAAGCCTTTGCTTGCGGTTCTGCTTGCTTCAAGGCTTCCTGTAAGGCTTTTGACACCTTCAGATATTCCGAATGGGTCTGCCACATCATTTACTTGTGAAGTAATGTGCAATAAAGCCAACGATGGAACTAATGCCTGATACCACCATCATGCCGACCCAAAACCCACCCCTGCCTTTATTAGCTAAAGCAAGCAATTCTTCCATGCCTTCTTCTAGCTTATCTACTTTTTGAGTTAATTGGTCAACCTTTTCCCAAAGCTGACCGTATTTAACAGGGTCGATTTCAAAAGACATATTAGCCAATCAAAGCCTTAACTTCATCTTGAGTTAAACCTAATGCGGCTAATTTAGCTAGTGCAGATGTTTTTGCAGATTCTTGTGTTTGTTTGTCTGTTATAGCTTTAGCCTGCAATCTACCTAATTCAGCATCAATTTGTTCATCGGTTACAGGGGCAGTTGTTGGATTAATCCAAAGCACTTCTCCTGTGTCGTTATTAAGGACATATTCAGCACCTTCAACCAAAGAAGATATTGCCGTAGCTTTATCGATAATCATTGTGCAACCTCCATAAGAATAATAGTATCTGTTCCAGACCTCGGTCTAAATTGTGAAGAAGCATTGCTTACAGAACCATAAATTGTATAACTTGTAGCAGAAGTAGTTGCTGGAGAATCATAAAAGCTAGTTGGAATACTAAATCCTACATCACCACCAGCTGTGTCATACATAGCTAAACAAGTACCACCACCCCTTAAATTAGTTGCTCCACGATAAATATATACAGAAGATTGGGCATTGTCTAAACCATCTTGGGTCATACTAAAAGTAGCCATTATATAAATTTTGCTAGTATTAAATTTAGGGGTAATGCTTGCAGTTAAACCTAATGAAACTGCAGAAGTTGAAGTAATAGTTGTATTTGACATAGTGTTATTAGCACCCACTACTTGAATAACAGTTCCTGCTGGGAAAGTACAGTTTGCTAAATTACCTGATGTTGGAGTACCAAGAACAGGAGTTACTAAAGTAGGCGAGGTAGATAAAACAATGTTGCCAGAACCAGTAGTTGTAGTTGGTAATGCTGCTGTAGCTTTAGTAGCAATAGTTTGCACTACTCCGCTTGAGTCTTTGTAAAACAGCTTGCCATCGTTGGTGTTTATTGCTAATTCACCAGCGACTAGATTACCAGCCGTAGGTGCGGCAGAAGCCGTGGTGCTATAGTACAGGCTGATGGGCGTAAAGTTTGTCTGAGCCATAATTTTTCCTTAAAATGAACCACCAAATATACCAGTAACAGCCGTGACTGTTCCAGCATTTTGTATATCGTTGCCACCCATCTGCAAGTTACCAGTAATAGGGGTTTGACCGTCTGCCGCTACTGAACCAGTCATTGCAGTAGCAAGGTCAGTAAGGGTGGTATTAGCCCATGTGCTAGATATAGTTGTGCCAGTTACTACTGGATTGCCAGCAGGTAGGGTATAAGTACCCGTTCCGTTTCTACTCATTTTGATTCCTCTGTAATTTCAGGTTTTTGTGCAGTGTAACCACCTAGCAAAGAATTTACTATAGCTTGGTTTTTAAGTGATTTAGGCCCAGTTCTTGCCAATTGTTCTAATTTGTTTACAGAATCAGGGTCAACTAGCATTTCTGCTAATTTTTTAGAATTGTTGCCCATTTGATATTCTTCAAAGAACTTTGCAACACGGGAAGGTTGCAGTGGGGTGGCCGCTTTACTGAGGATGCCGCCACCCATTTCTTGACGAGCCATTTCATTAAAGGTGGTTGCACTATTAGCAGGTAAACGCTGGCCTTGTGCTTCCATTGTGTCCATGAACTTTTCAAAACCTTGCCAAGCCTGCATACCGCTTGATTCTGTAATAAGGGTACGCAAATTGTCACGCTGTTGTTTATTACCAGCAATATTAGCTACAAACTTAGGGCCACCCATTTGATTAGGGCCACCTTGCAAATTTTGAGTTGCTTCATTAAAGTTAGCTTCAAGTTGTTGGCGTACAAAACTAGGTACAGCTTCAGGGTCTTTTCTACGCAATAGTTCTACGGTGCGTTTAATGTCAGCAGGGTACAAAGAAACAGGTTTTTGTGGCATTAACACTTGTGCCGCATCTGCACCTTCAGCAATTTGACCTACTGGGCCTTCACGCAATGGCCCTAATTGTGTTTTTTGGGCAATTTCAAATTTACGGCTTCCTTGTGCATAATCAGGTGAAACTCTGTTAAGAAAATCATCTAATTGGCGGTTTGCTGACCAAGTTACACGGGAAGCGTTTTTTTCTGCACCCGTCATAGGGTTCATTTGCTTGGCGTATTCATCATCCAAAAATTGTTTTGCGGCAATTAATGTTTTAACTGAATTAGCAGGTTCATTTTTTAAGCCATATTTACCGCTAGAACGCACTGCTTGCACTGCATCAGCAATTTTTGGGTTCTGCATCATGCCTTCAATATCAATATTAGGCACTGCTTGCTTACCAGCTTGCTTAAAATAAGGATCAACATTAGCTGTAACTGAAGTTTCAGCCCCTTTTATTAGTTTGCCAGCAGTTTTTTCTAAGTTAAGCGGTGTTGCATAGCTAGGTATTTGACCAATATTTAAGACAGATGATTCAAACGCTTGGCGTTGCCCAGCAGGGCGGTTAACCATAAAGTCATTCATTGTTGGCATACTGCTTTGTGCATTTTCCACAAAACGCTGTGTACCAAGTAATGCTTTATTGCCAGTTATTTGTGCAATTGCTTCAGCACCAGTAATAGGCGAACCCATACGGGCTGATTCTTTCATTAGCAAGTCAGCCATTCTTAACTGGTCAGGGCTTACATTACGCAAGCCTTTATTTGCAATATCTGCGGCTGTGCTACGCATAGCGTAAGGTGCACCAGCTAATGCTGTAGTACTACCTGTGACGGCAAATTGGGCTAATGGGTTGTCAATACCAGCACTTTTTAAAGTTTCTGAAGTTGTACCACCTACAATTCCTTGTGTACCTGTCATAGCAAGTTGTTTGGCAATGTCTTTGCTTGCATCAGGTAAAGACTGTGTCAAAAGGCTTTTGCCAGTTCTTGCAGGGTTAAAACCGCCACCAGTGTACATTTGGGTAGTAAAGTCAGCTACACGCCCAATAGGGGTGTTAAATTCAGCTTCAGGCTTAAATACGCCTTTTTCGGTTAAATAGGTTTGCAATGGTGCAGAAGCACGGGGTACTGGCATATCAGGTGTAGTTGCGTACTGGTACAGGCGTTTGACATTTTCAGGTGCACCGACTAGCAAATCAAAAGCACTAGTTATACCTTTACCAGCACTTTGAGCTAATTTACGGCCTACCCCTACTTGTGGGCGATCATACAATACGCTTTGCCCTGCACCTTCTTGTTGGCCAGCACTTAAAGATTCCTCTGCTTTGGCTTCACGATAAGCATCAGCAACGGTATTGAATTTGTCAGTACCTTTTAATGCTTCGTTTTTAACTAGCCAATTTGCGTAATCTTCTGCACTTGCCATTATTTTGTATCTCCAATAATTGCATCTGCTTTAGTCCTATTTGGGCTACTACCCCCTACTGGCCCAAAAATATTTGGGTTTACTTCAATTTGGTAATACGGTAAAGAATTTGGACTATCTTTAGCTAGAGCGTTCATCATAGATTGATGTTGGTCATAAGTAAATTTAGCTGATCTCTTAGCCGCATTTGCCAATTGTTTTATTTCTGCCGCAGTTAAAGATACATCACCTGACATTGCTCTTTGAGCCAATGAGCCTTCAGATTCAGTAATTGCACCTTCGCCACGCATTTGTTTACGGCCTTGCAATGTGAGTTGTGCTAAACCTTGAATTGCTTGGCGTGTATTGGCAATTTTTTGTTCAGCAGTATCACCAGTTGCACCAAGCATTGAACCAATTTGTGCCAATTGAAGTTTTTGGTTAGCACCAGCACCAGTAAATATTTTATCGGTATCAACGGCTTGAATAATTCGATTTGCCGCATCTGCCTGTTGAATTGCACCACCAGTTGCAGTTTTGGAAGCAATTAACATTGGCTGAATATCACTGACGCTCTTACCAAGCATATTGCTAAAGTCATATTTATTAGCACCAGCACTAGCTTTAGATTCAACCAATGTTTTTGCGTAAGCCGCTTGTTGTGCGTTCCATTTAGTAGGATCAGATGGAAGTTGACCAACAGCAATAGCATATTTAATAACATCAGGTTGTTTTCCAGCACCCTGATACATAGGTTGCATTGTGAATGGATCAAGCAATACATCATCAACGCCAACCTTCATTGGGCCTTCGTTTAATTTAGTAAATGCCATGTTTTGCAGTCTAGGTGTTGCTCTTGGGTCTACTGACAGATTTAAATAAGCCAATTTTGGATTTGGCGGTACAGCGGCTTTAGATTCTTGTAATGGAATATTGCCACCTGTAGGCATTGGCCCAGCTTGTGCAGGGAACATTTCAGCAGGCTTACCTTCTTTAATTTGAAAATAATCCGCCATAGCCGCAGTTTCATCTGCTCTTAATCGTTTTGCTAAATCAATTTGTGCTTGTTCTGCTTTTTCAATGCCACGCTGACCAACATAAGTATTGGCTAAACCAGCTAAATTTTGGAATATGCTAGGGGCAACATAATGACCACTAATCATCTGACCTTGTGGTTGTTGCATACCTTGTTGCATCAACATTTCAGCCATTTTTTGCTGGCGTAATATCTGTTGCTGTTGCAACATCTGTTCAGGGTTTAGTGTTCCAATATCAGCCATGATTAGTACCCTGCTTGCATATACGCTGGGTCTGCATACTGTGGCGTATCAGGCATCATCTGACTTTTATCAGTTACATTTGCAGGAGTTGCACGATCTTTCTTACGCAACATTGCCGCCATAGCCATAGGATTCATGCCACTACTTTGCGATTGTCCAGCTTGGTTTACCAACTGATTTTGTTGTGCAAGTGCCGCCTGTTGATTAGCTTGTTGCTGACCTATGTTTTGAAAAACGGGTTGCAATCCACTAACATCTTGTATTGGTTGTGGCATTAACAGATAGGGATTCATAATTGTCCGTAATCTACGGCTTTATAGCCGTTCTCAAGGGTTGTTACAGCATTAGGATACATAACCTCAACTTCTTGTGCCATCACGCCTGTGTGCGTTCCGTGACCCGCTAATGGGTGATCTTTAAACTCAGGCTTGTATTCAAATTGATAGAACGGCAAGCCGTTAGGCAACATTCCAATTGCCACAATGTTTTCTTTAGTGCGAATATCTGACATTAAAGCCGCACCGCCAAGACTAAATAAACCACTTGTCATTGCGTTATTTGCCGCATTTTGAGCATTTGCCGCACCCATTTGAGCGTTATAACCCATCTGTGTAGCACCTAAAATATCAGCACCAGCCGTGTTTGCTTGCATCGCAGGGTTAACAAAATTAGGGCCTTGCACCTGTGATCCAGTTCTTACAGCGTTTAGCGTGTTTAACGGCTCATTACGCAGGTAGGCTTGTTCTTGCAGTCCTTGTTGACGGGCTTGTTGACCAACGCCAAAACCTTGCGTAGTAGCTGTTGCTAACAAATCATTTTCACGCTGGGATTGAGTTAGCATTGCCCGTTTATAGGCTTCAGAACCAACGGGGATACCTTGATTAGCTAGTTTTACATCTAGTGCTTCACGCCCTTGTTCAATTTGGGGTTGAAGTCTTTGCATATAAGCATCTTGGTACGACTGACTAGGATTAAACCCTGTAGTCGGTAGTTTGCTTGTATCAAACGGGGTTTCTAGCATATTGCTGACATAACCCAAGCCTTTACCAGTTAATTCACCAAGACCTAAACTAGCTTGATTTTGATAGTCTAAAAGTTGTTGTTGGGCAGGGGCAAGACCTTGCGTAGCTTTCCACATTGGATTGCCGAACTTGTCCTCACCTGAAACTTCATATTCAAGCGATCCATAAGGCGTGTATTGATTTACACGGTTTGCCGCGATATTGGCACGGGCGGCATCTAAATTGCCTGACGCTGTTTCTTTTGCCGCACCAACATAATCGGGTGGTGGGGGAGCACTAGCTGACTTTCCCATATCTTTCTCCTAAAAATCTACATTTGTCTTTTGACATCACAAAAAACAACAAATCCGCTGTAGGAAAAACATCAAGTAATCGTGCTTGTTCCTCAAACCCCAATTTCTTGACAAACTCTACCGACTTGTCGTTACTACTAATTACGGGGCAAACAATCTTATCTACCCCCAATTGTACAAAAGGATAATCAAAAATGGTATGTAAATATTGCCTATTTAACCCTTTTTCTAGATAAATATGGCAAGTTACCGATTTTTTATTAAAGTCCTCATACCAAACTACTGCTTCTATTTCATCTGTTACCCAACCAATTGTGCTTGAATTTTCAGGTGTCCATACCATGTTTAACTTTTGGGCGATAAATGGCCCTAATAAGTCTTTATCAAAACATAGCACTACAGCACTCCACCTTTTTCCATTACATAATCGGTTGATGCCCAATGAAACTCAATACCTTGCGATGCCACATTCAAGTTAATAGAACCAGCAAAACCTGTTCCCGTAACGCCTTGCCAAAATTTAGTAACCACAAGGTTACCACCCCAATTGGCGGCATCCCACTTGCCTGTGTCCCAAACACCCACATTTAAAGTAGATGGGTTAAAAGCTATTTGGTTTACTAATGGCTGGGTATCAAAATCGGTGCTAATACCGCATAGAACGGTCGGTAAGCCGTTATCTGTTTGTAGGATAGGGCGTACTAAGGTAAAGCGTTTTTGCTGTCCACGGCTGTCAAAATAGCTGTAGGCTTGCTGTGCAGTTGCAACAATATTAGCCCCTGCATCTGAAGTTTGAGCGTAAAAATTACCTACAAATCCGCTAGAACCAAAATAAATCTTATTGTCTGCTGACACTTCCCAGCAAATAGCGTTAATTCCTGTAAATTTAGCCCATGATTTAGTAATCGTGTGCATTACATACTGATCGTACCCTGTGCCATTTGGTATGTTTAAAATCAACATATTTTCACTAGCAAAATAGTTAATTTGCCAGCCAAAAAGGGCGTAGTAACTGGTTGCCGCTTGACTTACAGCGTAATAAATCTTGTCGGTTAAATTAATACGGGGATCTAAACGGGATGATTGCAAGGCGGCAGACATTGGTACAAGACCGTCTTGTGTCAGCAAAAGCAAATCACCACCAAATTTGAAGAAGCACCTACGGCTAAAGGTTTGACCCATTTGCCATACTCCAACTTCACTCCAAGCATTAGAATCGCTAGGGTTTGTACCCTTGTAAACAATGACTTCACCCATGCTGGTTACAAAAGCACTTAGATCGTCAACGCCATAACCTGCGTCTAAAGTCCATGTACCCATTGCTTGCAAAAAGCCACCTGAACGGGCAATTGATCCCAATGGAAAGTCTAATGCCGCACCACCAATAGATTCCACGGGTAGATACCAAAATGTCATGCTGTCTTTTTGCACAAAGAACAGCCTGTTTTGACACATATTGACATTAACAAATACGCTACTGCTTACGCCTGTAATGCCTAAAACGGTATAAGTTCCGACTACAGTAGCATTTGCCGCAGGTGCGGTAGCCATTGTGTAAGTAAAAGTTGAAGCACCCGTTACCGTAACAGAATAAGTACCGTTGTAATTAGATTCTGTAGCACCACTAATAACAACCCGATTACCTGTTGCAAGACCATGCGGTGCGGCAGTTGTTAAGGTAGCTGTTAAGTTACCTATTCCACCCCTTGTAATAGATAATATGGTTTGTGCTGTGGTCGTGGTAGCCATCTTATACCAGCGTGTACCGTCATAAATAATGGCTGGGTCTGCACCGTTTACAGCTATTAAAAAGTTACCACCATCGGTACTGATCATGCAATGTTGGAACTTGCTGTTAGTTAGACCAGTAAATACAGAAGTTGCGGTAGAAGTTGATGCGTTATAAATTACCCCGTTGGCAATGGCAAAAAGCGTGTTTGTGCCGTCATACCCTGCGTAATTCATCAGGGTTTCTACATTACCCGTGATTCCAGTTGACGCTTTGGAATACCCTTTTCTGAGGGTTACATCCGTAGGGGTAGGAAAGAAGTTGACCAATTGAACCGCATCAAGCGGTTGCATTTCAGCTAATGAATCCCTAGCATTCCAGCCCCCGATTGGGGAAGCTAGTGAAGTAGTGGTAGCTGTAAACTTCTTAGGTACAGCCATGATTAACTACCGTAGCCAGTATCAGGAATGTTTGCCCAGCCAATAAGCACAGCACTTGGAGCAGGTGCAAAGGATAGGGTTGCAGAACCTTTATCGTTAGCTTTAGCAATGCTCAAGTAACGGGTGTAATCTTGTTGCAATGCGGTAGTGTCAAATGACTTGATTTGGAAATATTTAAGTTTAGTTAGCAATACGATGATTGCGTCATCTAGTACAGATGTGTCGGTGTCAGTTGTAAAGCTATTCTTAACAGCGTTAGCCGCACTTCTTACCCAGCCCTTAGATCGGTACTCAAATCCTAAATATTCTAAGGTGCTGTATGGTGGCCATATCTCAAATTGGTTACCCAAGATTCTCCAACGCACCCGTGGGCCTGTTGAAATATATCCTGATTTAAGCCATTGCCATTGTTGTGCAGAAACAGGGCCTAACATTTGCCAATGTTTTGTCTTATCCCAATGGGTATTGTCTGTAATGGTTTCATAATCAGGCGGCAAGGGGTAAATAGTCTTGCTAAAAGTAACTGTACCGCCTACAGATGTTGCAGAAGCTAATTGGGTAGTATTTAAGCTAGTTGAATTAATGACTGTATCAACATAGGTATCTTGCGGAATACTTGTGCCAACAATAGAATAAGTATTGTCCAAACCTGCGGTACTTGGAATGTTATTTAATAAATAACTATTATTCGTTGTATCGCAGGTCGTGGTTATTGCAGTTGTGTAAAAGCGATATTCCAACTCCAATGCTTGCCAATCGTGTTCCTTAATTAAGTCATACCCAGCACGGTTCATTAACGCAAGAATTTGTTGCACATCTTGGCTAGTGTTTCCTGCTACATAAGTAGGTACGGCTAAGTTAAGTTCAGCGGTGGTTTGCTGGACTAATTCAAGCATTGTTGATGACATATCAGGCTTCCTCTGTGGCTACCGCTTTTTTACGGGGTTTCTTTTCACCAACAGCGACAAGTATAGCGGCCATTTGATCTTGCATTTTAGCCAGCTTTGCATCTGTTTCTGCCTTTATTTTAGCAGTTTCTAGATCCTTTTTGGCAAGTTCTTCTTTTAAAGCGTTAATTTCGCTTTCACGCTTGTCTGTTTCGGCTGAAGTTGTTGCTAGGTTTAAAAATGCCTTTGCCTTGTCACGGAACGCAAAAGGTGACATTCCTGCCGCCATACCCATACGCTGTAACTGCTGATCTGACGCACCTGCAATAGATTCTACGGTAAAGAACTTTATAGCTCGTAGTTCTTCAGCTTGGCTTTTTGATACTAAAGGCCATTCTGCGACAGGTGTTCCAACCACTTCTTCGTCATTTGCCCCTACACGATTCATGTAGTTTGCCCATTGGATAGGGAAACGCTGTCTGTGCTGTTGAAGTGCGTAAGTGTCTATTTCAGTAAGAGTATCGCCAGCAACGCAAATATGTACAAAATCAAACTCTTTGTATATTGGTCTGCCAGCATCTATTGATTCTTGCTCTTGCTGTATGGGTTTTTTGTAAAAGCGTACTTGTAAGCGTGCATCTGCTCCGTGCTCATCTGAGGGAAGTGCCATTTTTAAATCTCCTAAGTAGTTAGGTAAAGTTAAAGAAAAAAGGGGTCAGCCTTGTGAGCCAACCCCCTGTTTTTACTACATTTTAGCGTTTTAAGCTAATCAAACAGAAGCCTTGCTAAACCAACCATAATCGCCTGAAGCCATTGCGACTGCTGGGGCTAAGTAAGTACCAGCAGAACCAGTTGCAACAAAGGTTGAAGCGTTTACTGAACAAGTAGCTGTTGAAGCTGTAATAGCCGCACCTGCTACTGCCCATACATAACGCAAACCATCATTACCAAAAGTCTGAGCACCTAAAGGGCCAAAACTAGCAGGAGTGCCTTGTGCCGCTAATTCTGTTGCGGTTTGTGTATCTACAAGATCTACACCTGCGATGGGTAGGGTTGAATATGCCATGATAATTCCTTTTCTATAAGTTAAGTAGATTTAATAGATACGATTAAGTACCTGTCAAAATACCTTGCAATGAGCAGTTAGAAGTTGTCAAATTGCCAGCCCAACCATATAACTTCACGATTGCATCTTGGTTAATGGACTGACGCTCACCACCGATAGGAACGAAATTACGCTCTTTGTGTGGGCGGAAGAAGATGTAATTAGTATTCAAAAGATACATATACAATGCGTTCTCTTGAGCACCAATACCACCACCTAATACCACATCAGCGGACATACCACCACCGTAGAACTTCAATGATGCAAAGCCAGCCGCACCTTCTTCAACACCTGCAATACGCTGGATAGCTTGCAAAGAAGCCACATAGCGTTGATACAGAGTGTTACCAGCGATGATTAAATCAGTCTTATCAGTTCCACGAACAGACTTGATAGCGGCTGTAGTCATTGCGGCTTGGATCAAAGCGGATGAATCAGCACCAGTTGTTGCTTGGTTACGCCAAAAAGTAAAATTGGCACGGTTAATACCACCGTATGTACCTGTCGTTGGAGAGGTGCTAACAGCGGCCGCCAAACCTGTAATGTTTTTACCGCCATTACCTGTACCGTCACCATAGATGTCAGTAGAAATACGGTTTAACAAACGGGCTTCAGAAACTTGCATACGACCATCTAATAGGTCAATGATTGCTTCTTTGGAACTGTTTTGCAACATTTCTAGACCACTCATTGTCACAGAATCAGCATACTGAGTAATGCTGTACTGAGCCGCAGAGATAGGGCTATCAGGGGTGATGTTCAATACTTCGTAGCCACTATAAGAGTTAGCGTTGTTAGTATTTGGATCGTTGTACATGATTTCTTCCAAAATAACATTACCGCCTGAAAACGGGCGTACATTACCTTTAGAGTTCAATCGCTGTAAAACTGCGTTGTTTTCTGTTAAGTTGTCTGCCAATACTCCGCTACGACTTTGAATGGTGGTAGCGATAATATCGGTGATTGCTGAGTTAGCAAATGCCATGATATTTCCTTTATTTAGTTAAGTTAAACCCGACCACCCTCTGCATCGGCTAAATTAGCCATCAGCAAGGATCGTCTATCCTTTGCATCTCCCTTAGACACTTGACCGCTAGGAGTAACGGATCGTGGACTAACAGCAGTTGCTTTAGCTTTTGCTACTTGCTGTGCCTTAGACGCTTGTGAGCCTGTTGATCTCAGGAGTTTATCCTGCTCCAACTTGAACGCTTCGTCATTCATACGCACCGCTTTGGCATAAGCCGTTTCTAGGTCTTGGGCTAAACCTCGCTCAAGTAATTGAGCCATATCTTCCCGTACCATTTCAAAGTGCGGAAAAGCCACCTTGTTGCTACTTACCCGACTGATTTCATTACTCAATCGAGCATTTTCCTCTTGCTCCCGAATCGCTGACAATTGTTGCACCTGCTGTTGTGTTGCCTGTAGCTGTTGCATTAACTGTTGCTGATACGGGTCTACATACGCCTGTTCAGGCATCTGAAGTGCATCTTGGTTTAATTGTATTCCATAATCTTGTGCAAGTCTATGTAGCATATGCACTTTTTGTTCAGGATTGCCATTAGCTAAAGTATAGTGTGCTCTACCCAAATTATTGATCCAAGCAGACGGTGAAATACCATGCTTTTGAAGTTCAGGCATAAAAGGGCCAATCGCATTGGTAAGTTCCCTTGCATTATCAGCTTCCTTCTTGTAGACAGATACGCCATTTTTGTACTCAGATTCACGCTGGTTAGCGTATTCAGCAAACTTAGCAAATTCAGCCTTATCTAGCGGCTTGCCATCTGCCATCTTGTCCCATACTTCGCGATACTCTTTTTTCCAAGTAGTAGGCTGTTTTATTTCTTCTTCATTAGCATCACTAGCTTCATTAACCAATTCAGATTCTTGATTGGAATTGTCTTGGCTATTGGTTTCTTCGGCATTGCTTTTGAAACGACCCTTTTCGTCACGGTTGTTTTCTTGGCTACTTTCGTTGCTTTCTTGGCTACTGGTTTGGATTGGATCGTCATTTACTTCTATTTCCTTTTCAATTGGTGCTTCTAAAGTACCTTCTTCGGCTTGATCTAATGCGGCTTCTAGCATTTCTCTGCGGTCATCTGACATGGTTTACCCTATCTGTAGTTAAGTTTGGAATAAGTAATATCCGCAATTTGTTGCTTGCGTTCTTGCTGTTCTTTTCTTGAAAATTCATGCACTTTTTGCTGGGTTGGTACATCGTTACCCAGTTCAATACAGTTGTTACGCTTTAGGTTTTCACGGTGTTTAGATCGGGAAGATACCCATGTACCATCTGCCATGCTTATGTGACCCTCAATATCTGAAATAACTGTAGGGGCTACTCTAGACTTCATAGCTACTTTATCAAGCCATGACGCTTTGGCGGCTTCTTCACCAATAGTGGGTGTCCACCACTCAAGAAAGAACTCCTCGTCAGTCTTTTGGGTTTCAATGTGATTTCCTTCGGAATATCCGCAATTAGGGCAAACCATTACATTCTCCTTATGATTTCAGGTATTTTGTCCATTTCATTTTCTTCAACTGTCACTACTGAGTTGTACCAAGTACCGTGTTTCCAACGCCAACACTTAAACTCTTTTCTAGGCATGATTACAATGGTTCTAACACCCAAAGCACCAGCAAGGTGGGCTATCCCCGTGTCTACTGTGACTAAGCCTTTAAGGGCTTTTAGGTGGCTTGCGGTTTTAGACCAATCTTGCTTCCAACCATCGTCAGGTAGGGGTGTCCAAAACTTATCTTCTTCCAAATTTAGAGAATAAGCATCATCACCGACAGCTTGCAACATAATTTCGGGGTTTAGGGTGCGTATATAATGCAAAATACCCTTAGATGTAGCCCAATTAACGCCTATTTTCTTGGGAATGTTGCTAGGAATGGCATCTAAGTACCCTTCAGAACCTACAATTTTCTTTAAAGATATTGGAAACAAGGCTTTTGCGTAGGCAGGGGCTAGGCTGATGTAATAAGGTAGCGAAATAATGCCCAACCAATAGTCAGATTCAACGGCAACGCCTTCTTCAGTCATGTTTGTAAAAGCATCAATGCAATCCATCTGACCAAATAGCAAATGAAGTGATCCGTTTTGCAATAAAACGACTTTTTTAGCACCCATCACCTTTAAAAATGGCAAAAACCGTGCGTACTGGATAATATCGCCAAAGCCTTGCTCTGCAATGATGGTTATTGACTTACCAATCAGGCTTTCACCTCTCCATACAGGCATTTTTAGGGGTTTAGCGTAACCTTCAAGATGATTAGCCATCACTTCAGGATGCCAACGGTACTCAAACAACCTAAAACCTGCATCTAAACGACCAGCGTGTAGGTGTTCGTAAGCTTTCTTGTATTCCGTGTGCGGATTTAATGTAGAAGTATTAATACGGATTCCTCATCGTCTAGTTCCTCTAGGCGTTTGGCTTCCATATATATCAGTTGATCTCGTATGAGATTTTGCTGTTTTCTGTAAGCTACTGCCGCAAGGATGTTATCCCGTTGTGCTTCAAGGTAGCTTATAGACCGCTGTAATTCTTGTGTATCAGCTAACGGTATATCAGCTTTAACCTCTTGTTTTGATTGTACTTTAGATTGCTTAACTTTTGCAACAGGATCAATTTGATCTTTAAACGCTTGTTTGCGTGATGCGTTAGCATCCTTGGTTGCTTGCTCTAGCTTACGCTGTCTTTCAGCAATCTTTGCAGATAATTTTCGTAATCTCTTTAAATCATCGGATGTCCAAGAAGCATCATCACCACCCCTTAAATCACTGGCTGGCGGTGTTCCTGCTATTTGAAAGGCATTGTTTTGAAACGCATTAGCTTGAAAAGCCGTAGAAAACATTAGAATGTGCCGCCAGCAATACCGCCTGTAACTCCTGTCCCTACAGTCAATACGCTAGTGCTAGAGTTAAATGAAAGGTTAGCACTAGACCCTAAAGCACTTGTACCAGCACCATAGGGTACATAACCAGCAGTAAGGGTTGTTAATCCTGTTCCACCAAAAGGAACACTAAGAACACCAGTAGAACTTGCACCATCTGCTAAAAACGATAAATTGCGTGGAATTGTCATATAGTTACCCAAGTTTTAGTTGTTTCATCCCAGTTGTATTTATTTTCATCTGTAGGATAAGGTGTTGGGGGTATCCAAGTCCATGTAGGAGTTTCTATAGTCCAACTAGGATATGGTTGTGGGGGATAAAATACATCATTTGTTTTATCGTATATATAGCCTATTCCTGCATAGTTACCACGCAAAGCTATACCATTATCAGGTTGGCCATCTTGACCATAATGAATTCCACCCCTTGTATTGTAAGAAGTTTGAATCCACTCGCCAGCACTTGTATCTACAAAATGTGTAAAAAAGTCTGCTTCGGCAGAAATCACTTGAGTAACCGTTCCATTACAAACTTTAGCGTAATAACTCATGCTGTGTATGTCCCTGAAGATGTATATTTAAGGATAGTATTTGAACCTGAAGTTGTAACGGTAGGTGAACCTGTTGTTGTCCCTGAATAGTATGCAGTTGGAATAGATAAAATAACAACTCCTGAGCCACCTGCACCACCTGTTCCTGCTAAAAGTGCAGTACAACCGCTACCACCACCACCTGAACCCGTATTAACTGTTCCTGCACTACCAGTAGCGTTAGCTACCCCGCCTGCACCGCCTACTCCTGATGAACCACCAGCACCAGCAGTACCACCAAGATAAGTACCGCCACCACCACCTGCGGCATAAATAACAGCAGAACCAGTTATTGAATTTGATGTTCCTGCCCCACCAGCACCACCAACTGTGCCTGAAGGTGCAGTAACTCCAGCAGTACCTGAGCCACCACCACCACCACCCGGATAATTTGTGGCAGAATTTAATCCATTACCGCCAGCATTTCCTTGCCCTGAAGTTCCACTACCACCAACACTTTTATAAGCTCCACCACCACCTGAACCGCCTGAAGCACCAGCTATAGATGTTGTAGTAGTGTTGTTGTAACCGCCAGCACCGCCAGCTACTGCCTCTATTAATCCTGTAATAGATGAATTTGTTGCGGCAGTTGGAGATGCACTACCAATACCGCCTGCACCGCCTGCACCAACAGTAATAGTGTAAACAGTACCACTACTTGCAATTAATATATTTGAAATTAATCCACCAGCACCACCGCCAGCCGCACCACCGCCAGCCGCAATCGAACCGCCACCACCGCCACCGCCTGCAGCCATTAAATAATTTACTGGATAACCTAAAAATACTGTTCCTGTAGACGCTGGAAATGTAATGGTATTAGTACCAGCAACCGCAGGTACAGCTAAAGTAATACTTCCTGAAGTTGCACCTGCTATTGCAGGGGTTGTTAAAGAAGGACTTGTAGATAAAACAACATTACCTGTGCCTGTTTTTGTAGTTACTCCAGTACCACCGTTTGCTACGGCAAGAGTACCGCCCAAAGTTACATTTCCTGTAGTTCCTGTGCTTGGGGTTAACCCTGTAGTTCCTGCACTAAATGAACTAACTGTGCTTGCTACGCTAAATGAAGTAAAAGCCAATACTTCAACAATTTCTCCAGCGTTACAAGCTACTGTTAAAACTACGCTAGTGCCGTTTGTAGCTGTGTAATCATCACCACTTAACAATACGCCATTAACATAAACTTGAACTAATCCAACGGTATAGGCTACTGTAAATGTTGTTTGTGAAGCTGTGGCTGTAAAACTAGTACGAGAATAAGCATTACCTAAACTTGCCCATGATGTATCTGTTCCATTAGTAGTTAAATATTTACCACTATTGCTTGTTTGACTTGGGGCTAAAGCGTTAAATGCTGTATTTGCAGTTGTTTGCCCAGTTCCACCATTTAGTATTGGTAAAGCTGTGCCGCTATAAGATAAAGCCAATGTGCCACTTGATGTAATTGGGCTACCTGTAACACTTAAAAAACTAGGTACAGTTGCCGCTACAGAAGTAACCGTTCCGCTACCTTTATTGTTAAATGTTGTCCAATCGGTTGATGTTAAATAACCATTTACAGAAGTAGTAGCGGCTGGCATGGATATAGCTGGGGTATTACCACCGCTAGAAACTACAGGACTTGTACCAGTTACGCTAGTTACAGTACCGCCTGAAGATGGGCTTGTATTGGTAATGGTGAAATTAGGGTATGTACCGCTGGTAGATATTCCTGTTCCAGCAGTCAAGACTACTGTTTGGTCAGGGGCAGTATTGGTAACAGTTAAAGTGCCGCTACCAGTAATAGGGCTTCCACTTACAGAAATACCTGTTCCAGCCGTTGCCGCTACGCTTGTAACCGTTCCAACGCTTACAGAACCACCTAACGCAGTTGAATTGCCATTAATAGTAATAGCAGAGTTTACAAGGGCTGAATTAGGAATTGATGTAAGACTTGCACCTGAACCGCTAAATGTTGTGGCCGTAATCGTTGTGCCTGTAATGGCTTTTGGCGTTGTTGCACCAATGGTAATGTTATCCATTGTTCCTACATTAGTAGGCTTAATTTCAACCGAGCCTGTGCCCGTAGGATTTATATGAACATGACCAGTACCAGTAGGACTAATGTCTATTTGTGCGTTTGCACCATTAATATTTGTAGCTACATTAATTGACACATTGTCACCACCACCGCCACCCATACTAATTTGGGTTGTTCCAGCAGAGTTTTTAAGGGATAAACCGCTTGAGTTGGTAGCTTGAACGATTGGTGTAGTTACGCTAGTAGAAGCTGTAGCAGTAGTAAATGCACCTGTTGATGCGGTGGTAGCACCAATGGTAGTACCATTAATTGTGCCACCAGTAATAGCCACAGCATTGGCATTTTGGGTAGACATCGTGCCTAGCCCAGTAATGTCCGTACTTGGTACGGTTGCACTAGCTGTCATGTTAGCTGTGCCGTTACCCTTTACATAACCAGTTAGGGTTGCCGCACCTGTACCGCCATTAGCTACAGGGACAGTTCCCGTTAGCGTATGGTCAGCGTTCCAATCTGACGGTTGAACTAGGGTTGTATCCCCAGCATCAGGGATTGCTGAAGTCTTACTATGCTTGACTGTTATAGCCATTATTGAACCCCGATGATTTTACCGTCTTGTCCCCGTACCACTTGTTTAGGTCTATTGTGGTTTTCGTTAATAGTATTCACCAAATCGCTAAGTGCAAGGGTCATCTGTTGATTACTCTGTCCAATAGCATCGGCAATAGGTTGCATCGGGTGTTGCATGGATTGAGCCATTGCTTCTTCAGATAGATAAGCCTGTTCACCAGTTGATTCATCAGCACCAATACGGGCAACTTCAATCTTAGCCCCGTTGTTAATGTGTGCTAACAACACCTGAGTATTACGCTCGGTGTTCATCTTCATCTGAGCAACCTTAATCTCCATCTCACGATCCATCATGTTTCGCTGTTCTTCTAGTTGGAATTTAAGCTGGTTCTCTTGGGCTTGGTACTCTTGTTTAGCCTTTTCTAAATCCATCTGCATTTGCATTTTTTGTTGTTCCATCTGCATCTGCATCTGCATCTCAGCCTGTCTAGCTTGTACTTGGGCTTGCATCTTAGCCTGATCCATCTGCTGTTCCATCTGCAATTTCTGCATTTCAGGGCTAGGTGGCTTGGGTTGACCTTCCATTTGTGCGGCTTGTTGACGGAACTTATCCGCTGTTTCGTCAATCAAACCTTCTAATCCTTTACCAGCTTTAAACGCTGTTACGCCAAACTTGAGCATTTCAATCAACATTGGGGTAAGTTCAGGGCTTGCATTTGCCGCTGGTAGTGCTTGACTTAAGAATCCACCCATAGCTTGCAAGAATTCCATGCGGTCTTGCTTTTCTTGTTGCTCATCCTGATAGATCATGGAATCAGTAGTTACTTCAATACGGAAGTTTTTAGCTGGTTCGTTCTTTAGGAGTGCAAGGGCTTGCGGTATAAGTTGTTGATCTTGCTGGGATAATTGCATTGCACCGCTGATCTTAACAATCGTGTCATCGGTAAAGTGTTGGCAAATAATTTGTGCTTTGATCTGTAACAGGGCAGTAGCAAAGTTCACTACATCGTGTTGCATCGTCTTTAAACGCCCTGAAGCGTTGTTTGACTTGATAATCTGAGCACCAAGTGTTTCGTTAGGATCAGTCTGTCCACGCTGAATATCAGCAATACCCATGATCTCGTAGATCTGACCCTTAACCTGCTCCATAGCCTGATAAGCCATGTTCAAACCTTCGGCAATCGGCTTGATGTCTACAAGGTTGATAGCCCCTACAAGTCCACCCTTTTCGCTAAATGCACCGTAGTTCTTAACTGGTAACAGGGAGTTATTCTCACCCTCTGTAAACAGACGGGCAAGGGATGGCTCAGAAGCGTCATATACGCCCCGAACCTTCAATGCTTGGATGAATCCATCAATACGGTCTGCCAGCGTGTCTAGCTGTCTTGCTTGGTCTTGGTATAGTACAAAGTCAGGTACAGGAATCAAGCTATCAGTTGTAAGGGTTGAGAACATAGGTTTAGGGCAAGGCCAAAAGTTCTCAAGCTGTAGCGGATCGGCACGGGTATCGAGAATTTTACCTAATGACTTGTTTAGCCAAATCACTTCACCGCTTGTTTTGTCCCAAATCTCATAAACAACGGCTTCAGACGAACCTTCGCCCATCTTTTCGTTAAAGGTTCTAGATGTTTCAGGCTTGGTATCTAACGGAATCTTACCGCCAAGTTCTTCACCAAAGCGTTCAACTAGGGCAGGTCTACCCATGTAAACCTTACGCCATACTGCGGTAACTTCTTCCCATGTTCGGGCAACGGTTAAACCAAAGTCACGCCAATGAACATAATCTACTGGAGCACACTCGTACTCAATGCGTTCTTGGTTCTCACGGTGAATACCGCCTTCGGTTTCAGCTTCGTCAATATCTTCAGTTACCTGAAAGCCATCATCGGGAGCACCGTCAGCTTCACCGCCTTCTTCGCCAACAATATGTGGTTCATAGCGTACCCAAGCTGTTCCACGACCACCTAATAAACGGTCTTGAACCGACTGCTTCATGGCACTAGCGTAGTCACCATAATGCTCAATTTCGTACTCTAATGCTCGCTCTAACATCATTGACGCTACACGACCTATTGGGTCATTGTCCCTAAATCTGCGGCTTACATCAGGTCTTGGCAACCTTGCGAATACCGCTGGGGTAATGGTTTGTACATTAGACCAAAGGATATTAAACTTGGCATTAGGATTGTTTCTACTGCGTTGGTCATCGCGGTAACGCTTAACGATCTTGTCTGCTCGCCCTTCCCATTCCTTGAATGTACGCTCGTACTGGGCGATGCAGTTGTACCAATCCGTGTATGTATGTTCCATCTTTATATCCTGCGGTGTGTTTGTTTGGGCGTTTCTTTCCACATTTCGTTCAGCGTTACATCAGTCTGTCCGACATGAAGTCCTTTAATGCGGTTATCTTTAAGGATAGGGCTGTCCTCATCCTTCCATACAATGCTGAGATAGCGGAACGCATCGGCAGAGTGGCTTGTCCAATCATGTTTTGGGCGATCCCTAAATACTTTCTTATCATCATCCCACTCTCGTTGATATTGTCGTAAACACTCAATGCCTTCTTCACATCTATTATCAAACCAAGTGCGAGTTAATGCAAGCCGTGTTGCTTGTATTCCATCCTGTAATGACAAGTTTGGAACAATTTTTAGATGTTTTATGTCAATTTTTGCAGAAATTTGTTCGATTATGCTCTTACCACCGCTTGCTAATGTTTTTGCCCGTGCGTCATGTGGCAGGTAATGGTAACCATATTTGTACCCAAACTCATCTTCTTTTTGTTGCAATAATCCCGTGTAATACGGTATTGCTTGACCGTTAGATGAGTGGTGATCTAGCACCCGTATCTCACCGTATACCACCTGAAACCACCATATAGCCGTGCTGTCATTGAATCCCAAGTCCCAAGCCGTATGGCAGGGAAACATAGGATCATAGTCAACCGTTGTAATGCGGTCAAGATCGGTGATCCTACGCATTTCCTGACCGTAGAATGCCCCAAGAATAGCCGCTTCAAAAGAGCATAAGAACTCTTGTTCGTACTGGTTGTCAGACATTGACTTTTGAGCATCTAGCAGTTCAGCTTCAGGGATCAAGCCTGATTGGTCTGCTCTTAAGGTCTTGACATACCAATTGTCATTTTTCTTGGCATTGTTGTAGATGTCATAAAAGCTGTTGTGACCACGGGGAGTGCCTATAAAAACGGCATATCCCATTCTGTCTGAAAGTAACGGACGGACAATTTCACCCCAAATACGGGGTTTCATATCTGCATATTCGTCCAACACGATACCGTCACAGTAGTTTCCACGGAGCGAATCAGGGGAATCTGCTCCAAATAGGCGAATCTTAGCCCCATTGTGTAGTTGTACCCATAACTCTGATTGATTGGCTTTAGCTAATGCAGGTTCAGAAAACTTTAAAAGGTAATCCCAAGCCACGCTTTTAGCCTGTGAATAGAACGGACACATATAAAAATATCTGCCATCAGGCTTGCGTTCTTTAATTGCCCGTTTAATTAGGTCATTAATGCTTGCTACGGTCTTGCCAGCCCTTCGGTGACATACCAGTACCGCCCAGCGTTCTTTACGCTTGTGAAAGTCTTTAAACGCATCTCTGACCTTGTATTCAAACTCATGAACAACCTCAGTCATTGGTCTTTTTTTCAGGCATAGGAATCAAATAAATGGTTTCATAATTTGGAAACCTTTTTGTTGCCCGTTCCAAATCTTTGGCTTTTGCTTCTGCAAGCAATTTTTCGTAGATTTCTTGGTCAGTCATCTTGCCATTTGTAGATGTGAGTTATAGGTGCGGTGGCATCACCAGCGTGTTCTGTTCTAGCCAACTTAGGTACATGGTATTCAGCGACTTGCATAAAGCAATCAAAGGCTACCTTTGGCCCTAGCTTTTCGTTGTTAGCGATCTCCTCAAGCCATTCTTGTAGCTTGTGGCTGTTACCATCCACGAACTTAGCGATCGCTTCTCTAGCGAGGGCTGTGGACTTATTAGGGCTACCTTTAGGTCTACCCTTTGGATTATTAGTTTGTTGTTTAATAGTCATATCTTTATCAAGTAGTTGTTAAGATAGGTTAATACTTGGTACAATTATAGTACATAACAAGGAGTTTAGTATGCCTACCATCAAATTAACCCGTAATGCCAATGGTTCAATCAATTGTGAATTAAGCAATGAAGCTATTGATTTAGATAATGATAGCTATGTAGCTTTATTACAAGATGCTGTAGCCATGCTTCAATCGGAATTGCTTACGGCAGAATTACAAGCCTGAATTCTTTAGCTGTTCCATGTATTTGTAGTAATTGTCTATAACTTGTTGGTCTACTAATTCTGAAATAGAATCTTTTTTCTTTTCTAAGCCACCTATAGCCATATTTCTTAAATCACCCTTTTGGTTTGCGTATGCTTGCTCAAGCTGGGGAAATACTTTAGGAAATAGTGTTTCTACGGGAATGTTGTTACCTAGCGTTCCCATGTACTGACCCGTAAAGTCGGTTGAGTATGTGGGGTTTTGACTTGGTCGCAGGTGCATACCTTCAGGGCCAACATTGATTAATGTATTACCCACATAACCCTTTGGTACGCCTTCAAGTGCTGGATCACGCAATGCGGCCGCTAAATCTTCAGCATTAAATCCCAAATATTCTTGTCTGCCCTTTAAACCAGCGGTTCTGTTAATAAAGACTTTACGCAGATCACCAGCTGTACCTTTAACGCCTTCGCCTGAATACAGTTGCATACGACCTTCTTCAGTACCTACGCCAGCAAAGTCTGAAAATGGGTTTGTTCCCCGTTGTGGGTCTTTGTATTGCCTAATGCTGTTATCAAGTTCTTTTATAAACTTTTTGCTGGGTTCTCTAGCGTCAATAATTCCTAACATTGTTTGCGTGGGCATGACGCTAAAGTTTTCCGCACCCTCGCCCATAGTTATAGGCAAATGGATAATATTTCCAGTACCACCTGCCGCCAAGTTTTCTGCCCTAGCTTGGGCATCTCTTTTTTGAATTCTGCTGGCAATACCAAGATTTGATGCTCCAGCAATATTTTGATTTATGTGTGCTAAGTCACGGGCGTAGTCTTGGCCACCGTGTGTCATTACAGTATTTGGCAATGTTTCGCCTGATATAGATTTAATGGCGTAATTGCGGCTGGTTGAATCCCACGGCATAACCATCAGGCTAGAACCTTTTAAATCTTCAATCTTTTGCGGTATTTT